TGAAATTCCTCTTCTAACTTCTTTTCTTTGGCTATTTCTTCTTTAGTTTTTTTCTTTTCCATTATATCTTTTTATAGTATTTACTTTTTTTAATCATGTTCCAAAGGTAATACCAACTGTCTATCTTCGTTCTAACATTAAAGTCATAGTTATCTTTTACTTTATAATCTATATACTTATTATCTTTTCTTAAGTTGTCAAAAGCTTGTATAACAACTTGTTTCTGAGAATGTGTATTGGTAACATTTACATTTGGTATGGTACATCCTTGGAATCTCTTATCTAATGTAACTAACCAAGGTATGAAGCTTTCTTTTCTTAATGAAGCTAAGTCTATAAAAATTAATTTCATACCCTTCCACTTAGGGTTATTATAAATATTATCCACCCAAAATTTAAATGCCGGTTCATTAGTATAATGTAGTCTACTATTAATTTTAGTTTGAAAATGAAAACTAGTAGGATCCTTATCTACATTATATTCAGGTTTTTTAAATTCTTTTTTTAGGTAGTATTGAACTCTTTTTAACGAATTGTCTAAATTATCTCCTGAAAAGGCTCCGATCAATTCTAAATGATCTCTAAAAGATTGTATAAATTCACTTTTAATCCTACTCCATTCATCTCTTATAGGAAAAATCAAAGTAAGATCTTTATTATTAAATTCTTTTTGATCAAAGTGGAGATGTCCTTCTACATCATCATCTACTTCCCAATTATTTATATCAGGATTATCTCTACCTATTCTTTTTATAGATTGGCTACCATTTTTTGGTATACCTATTATTCTTACGTTTTCAGTTCCTGTTAATCTCATTTGTATAAGGGTTAATTTTTTTTATCAAACTTTTATCAAAAGTTACTTTAAGTTTTTGAAATTTTTCGTGAAATTCATACTGGAAGTCCGATGAATTATCGTATATATTTTGTAATTTATTATGTTTATATAAATCAAGTATATAATCAACGTGTACACTCCTGATTATTTGTGAGTATCCTTCGATAGGGCAATTAGCTAATTTTTGATCTACAATATATGTGGCACTAGTTGCATGTCCTATAACTCTATCATTAATTTTATATTCAGAAATATTATCATACAAGCTAGAAAATTTATCTATAGAAAAATTGCCACCAACTACAAATAAATCATCCATATAAAAACATTCTACTTCTTTACCATTTATATCTAACTTTCTATACGGTAATGTACCTGTACCGGTATAAACCATGTTTTTATTAAGAATAAATTTATCACCGTTTTTATAATTGTTGGACCTTAATAAAAGATCTCTAATATTATTTAGTAAATCTAAACCTAGATAAATATCAGGACGTGTAGCTATTACACAATCATACTTTATGTTATGTTTTTTAGCATATTCATTTTTAAGAATATTTGCAGATTTACATAAATAAGCATGACATAATAGTTGTTCGGTATATAGAGATTCTTTTTGATCATGTAACTTATATTTTGTTATAAATGAATAAGAATTCATATCATATTCAACATTATCGTATTTATCATCCCAAGTAGCTAAGAAAAAATCAAATTCTACATCTGAGTATATACTGTTATAGAGTTCGAATACTTTAGAACATACATTCCAATCTCTTACTTGTCCTGCTAGTAATATCGCTATTCTCATTTTTTAGTTACTATAAGTTTATCTATTACTAAGTGATCTATATCAGAATCTAAAAATCTTTCTATAGCCTGCTCTGGTGTTCTAGTTATTGTTTGATCTTTTAAATTATAAGAAGTATTTAATACTACTTCTGCACCGGATATTTTACCTAACTCTTTTAATAAATTGTAGTAAAGTTTATTTTGGTATTTATCGACTGTCTGAACTCTACATGAACCGTCAATATGTGTTGCTGCTTGGAATTTATTAGTTTTAGCCTGTAGTACCATATTCATATACGGTACACTTTGTTGTAAATCAAACCAAGTAGATGCTTGATTAACTGTTACTGAAGGAGCAAAAGGTCTAAATCCTTCTCTCTTTTTAATTACCCTATTTAATTTATCTCTCATACTTGCGTCTCTAGGAGAAGCTAATATAGAACGATTACCTAAAGCTCTTGCTCCAAATTCCATTCTACCTTGAAACCAAGCTACAATCTTTTGATTATTAATTATTTCTGCTGTTCTTACTACAAGTTTATCGTAATCAAAATATTCAGCAGTAACTTTATCTTTATAGTTAATTAAAATCTTTTTTATTTCATTGTACGTATATCCATTTCCTAAATAAGGAGTGCTATTATCTACAGCATAACCTGAGTATGGATTATTTATTAAGCAAGCTCCGATTGCAGATCCAGCATCAGAAGGAGCAAAAGGTATAAATACAGATTTAAAGTGTTTGTACGCTAATACATTTGCAACTCCATTATAAGCACATCCTCCACCTAAACATATATTAGGACTATCAGTAAGTTCTTTTGCTTTATAAACTAACTTTTCAAACTCTCTTTCGTAAATTTTTTGTAGTGCTGCTGCTAAATCTTTATGATCTTGAGTTATAGGTTCTTCTTTTAATCTAGGAGGAATTCCTAAAAGCATACAAAATTCTAAGTCAAACATTACTTCTTTAGAATACTCCCAAGTAAAGTATTTTTGATCTATTTTTAAATACTGTTTCTTATCGAATATCTTTGATAATTTATTAAAGTATTTAGTCGGATTTCCAAAAGGTGCTAACCCCATTACTTTATATTCTCCTTCATTAGGTTTAAATCCTAAATATGCAGTAATAGTAGAGTATAACATTCCTAAAGAGTTAGGAAAATCTATACTATACATTTTAGTAACATCAGGACCTACACCTTTAGATATAGTAATTGTTTCCCATTCACCAACTCCGTCAACTGTGAGTATTGCAGCTTTTTTATATGGACTTATAAAGTAGCTAAAAGCAGCATGCGATAAATGATGATCTGTGTATTTTATTAAACCTTTGTATTGGAAATGACGTTTAAGTAAATTTTTAGGAGAATTAAAATAATAGTTATAAAGAAAAATACATCTACTTCTAAAAGTTTTGAATATATGTTTATTAAACGTTTTGAGAACTCTGTTTTTCTTAACCTTAGGTTTTTCATACCAACATACTTCATTAATATCATTTAAATTCTCTATTCCTGCTTCCGATAATACATAGGCTATAGCATTAACAGGAAAAGAAGAATCATGTTTAATTTCTGTAAATCTTTCTTCTTCTGCTGCTGCTAAAACTTTACCATCCTGAACTATACAAGCTGCTGAATCATGGTAAAAAGCTGATATTCCTAATTGTATCATTATCTTGGGTTTTTAACTAATCTAAAAGTACAAGCCGGTCTACCATTTATTATAGGCATACCAAACTCATCATACTCTATAGTTTTTACTTTACTTCTTTTATTTTTAAAACGACCTACTAATATAGTATCGCCTACTTTTACATCTAATTTTATCATAATAACTTAGTATAAGTATCTAAATCTTTTTCTTTTTCTTTAATTTCAATATCTACTGTAGATATATTAGTATGGTATGATTTCTTACCCCAAAGGCTTTTGTTTTCTAAATCAACATAAAATAAATAAGTAAATTTAGATTCCTCTTTAATAAAAGGTTTTTGTTTTTCTTGGAATAAAGCACTTGGCATTTTCATAAACCAACTTTTTTTATTTTCAGGTACTTGAATATAAAGAGGTATTGATTTAAAGTTAGCAAGATGGGCTGAAAATAGAGTATGAGCTGAACCTATAAAGAACTTTTCTGGTCTATCTAATAAAGGTATTCCTAGTTGTCCATATTTCATAAAAGACCAATACTGTTCAGGTTTATATTGATCTCTCCACGCTATAGAGTTAAACATATCATCCATTCTCCATTCATAGTCTATAGGGTATAAATCTCTTACTATAGTTGGGTATTTTTTGTCGACCTCTCTTATTTTATTAGTTAATTCCCCAGAACTAATATTATCAATATCTAATCCTTTACAGAAGTTTTTCATTATTTCATAATTAAAATGACCATAAGGGGTAGACCTTATATCATTTATAAAAAAACTAACAGGAAAATTAAAATACACTAAAATTTCACCTAAACGAGTCCTTCTAACTTGTGACTGCATTTGGTATCTTATAACTGGTTCATTATCGTTACTAATAATATAGGTTTCTCTATAACTATCAGGGGAGACTTCTACTTTATAGTTATTAAATTTAGACTTAAAACTATCAACAAGTTTACTCTCAGCAACTACGTATTCTGATGTTCTTATTATATCGAAGTTTTTCATTTACTTTTTATCTATACCAAATTTACTCAGTTTGTACCAAGCTCTTTCATGCAAGTAGTATAGCACCATCTTTGTTATTACCTCTACTGCTCCAATAGCTGCTCCTAACTTAATACTACCTGTTATTAACCAAGATAATAAAAAAGTATCTAAAGTGCCAACTATTCTCCAAGTAATTGTTTTTAATATGTGTCTTTTTTTACTTACCATTATAACTTACCTTCTTTTCTCATCTGTTCTCTTATCTTAGTAGCTGATATCTCTTCAATTTCTTTTGGTGGTATATGTTCGATAACTTCATAACCAACACCTCTACCATAGTTAATTGATTCGATATCAGGTATTATTGTTGTAATAACCCTACCATCTTGTATCAATTCTTTTAGCTCACCTTCGTGAACCATCTTTTGTATTTCTTTAGCAGTCCAAGGTTGATTTTCATTTGGCTCAACATCTCTGATTGCTAAACATACATTCTTTCCTTCTTGTAATCTTTGATTGATTAACCAAAGATGGCCTTGATGTAGAGGTTGCCATCTACCTATAAACATTGAATATTGTTTCATTATATTAAACTTTTTGTTTTTTTATCTATATTATTACTTGTTGCCCAAATTGCAATTGAGTATCTAATTCCTTCTGTTACTTTTTTTACTTCATGAATTGTTGATGCATCCATCACAAAAGCATCTCCTTGATTACCACTTACCCTCTTTCTACTAATATATAAATCACCACCTGAGAAAGTATTATTTTTTGATAAATTTATAATAACTGTTTTTAATCTCAATCTATCTGGGTCATTGATACCACCTCTATCAGCATGAGGTAAAAAATAAAAACCTTTTTGATATTTGTTAATGTTAAAAACAGGTTGATTAATAATATTAATAGTGTTTAATTTTTTTTCTAAAAATTTAAAATTACTATAATCTTTAATATGAAAAAATTCCAACTTTGAAGCGCCATATGATTTTATAGAATCATATTTTTTTGTAAAATCTATAATATATTCACACTCGGATTCTGTTAAGAAATTTTCTAATTTCATTATATTAAACTTGTTGTTTTTTCATATTCCTTTATCTCTTATTAAATTTATTGCTGTTGCTCTATCTTCATTTACTTTTGGATCCTTATCATTAATTAAAAATCTAGGTCCTCTTTCTATACCCATTACTAATCTATCAAAAGGTATATCGTTAATTTTTAACTCTTTAACTGTATGTTCATATAACCAATCTGGTCTAGCTGTAGTTAGAACTATCATATGACCATGTTCTTTTTTATTTCGTAAGTACTCTACTGTACTCGTTATTGGTTCAGCTTGAGAAGTTTCGTATGTCTCAAATTTTCTGTATTTAAATATAGTTCCGTCTATATCTACAAAGTATGTATTTTTCTTTTCCATTAAATTTTATTTATAATTTTTAGCAATGATTCTTCTGGTGTATCTTTAGTAGTATCTATATCTATAAAGTTTTCAGTTGGAGGCATGTATGCTATTGCTTTGAAATGATCTCTTTCTCTAGGTTCTGAGGTATGGACATATATTTCAGTTATATTATCTTCTAATAATTTTTTAAAATCTTCTCTTTGATCTATATAAGGAGCTACTAAGGATACTATTATATCATTACCTTGATTATGTAAATAATGAGCTATTCTTTGAGCTGTTCCTACATTTTCTACTCTACCTTTAATAGAATAGTCTTTATTAGAGAACAGTTCCCTCATATCATCTCCGTCTATCCTATAAACTTTATACCTTTTATTAGGATCTTTACCGTTTTTTAAATTTTCTAAATAAGTTTTAAGTAGGTTACCTAAAACTGTTTTTCCATGAGCAGGTTGCCCTGTGAGCCAATATATCATATTAAATCTCTTTGTAACTTAAGTTGTTGGTTGTCTATACTTATAGGCCAATTATAAATATTCATTTTTTCTAAAAATGTACTGAGAAAAGCATGAGCTCCTCTCTGTATTAAATTAACATTATAATAATCTTCTATCATTAAAAATAAATTCATAGGTATTCTATTACCTAAAATAAATTTATCCTCAACATATAATGGTACTGTATTTTTTTTATTTGAAGGTCTAGCTACTGCACCTATACTAGTGAATACTCCTCTGTTATCTAAGTAAACTTCAGTATTTTCCCCTTTTAAAATATTTAAAAATGTTTTTAAGGTACCATTACTGAAAATTAAATCTGGTCTGGATATCAAAACACAATCGTAATTTTTATTAAATTTTTTTTCATATTTAAGCCTTATAAAGGTGCTTTCAGTAAAATGATGACACATGCACCAAAAAGAAGGCTCTAATGGTGATCCATCAAAAGAAACCTTTTTATCAAATTCTATATTTTGAGTTTCAATATTTGTATCTTTAAAAAAAGATTTATCTATTTTTACTAAGTTACCTGTAGAATTATAGTCATATTGTTTTCCTTCTTTATCCCAGCAACTCAGAAAAAAATCTACTTCGATATCATTATCGTTAAAATACTTTTTAAATTTTTTCCAATACCTATACGACTGGTTCCAATATCTTATTTGCCCTGATAGTTGTACTGCTAAGGTCATATTACTGTCTGAGGATTAAATTGTCTGTATCTTTTCTTAGGGTCAACATACGGCATTATTTGACCTACTTTAATATCTATTCCCCAATTATCAATACATTTTTGTATTTTTTGCTCATCGCCACTATATAGGTCTTCATACCAGGTTATAGGTATATGAGTTTTTTTACTATACCATTGTAAGTAGTTATGTGAATTTTCCATGTCTTTCCATAGTCTTCTGTCGAAAGTTAAAGGATTATGGTAGTGGTACTTCTGATGCCAGTGTTTATCTTCTTTTATAAAGTAATCTTGACTTTCGTAAATATCTTGAAAATTTTTTCTCCCTAATAAGATAACTTTATCAAATGATCTTTTCCAGTAATCATAAAAATTAACTTCTGAATCTGTATATTCTCTAGGGATATGTCTTGTAAGAGTTTTTACTAAACTATTATCTGCTAATTTGAAAGGAAACTTTCTAATTAAAGTACCTGCTTTATCTCGCATGTAATAATTAAAAGGTTCACCGTACTTCTTTAACCCTAATATCTCACTCAGAGCGGTATAAAGTACGGTAGAACCTGTTCTAGGATTAGCTAGTAATAGGATTTTCATTATCCCGCGTACTCTGCAAGTACCTTTTGAACATGATTTTTAGCTACTTCATAATCCACCGGACCAGTTTCGTCTTCATATTGAACAGGGTCTGGACGATCCAAAGCAATAAAAGCTTCAATTCGTTCAACAGATGAAGCAGACTTATAATCACTGTTACCACTAGGGTAAGGCTTATAACTAGTATTAGTTCTAGAATAGACTTCATCGAATTCTAAATTTAAACTTGTACAACTTTTTTCTCCATCTTGCAAAATACCGAACTTATCAATATCTAAGTAAGGAGTATAAAACTTAACTCTATCAGCATCCCAATTTCCCATTTTAAATGCTTCAAAATCAGCATCTCTAAATTCTTGTCTACAATCAGGATACACTGCATGATCACCTGCATGAATACCTAAACTAATAAAAGTTTCTTCTTTTGTTTTGTTAGCAATAGATAAAGCTACTGCTTGAGTTAAAGAAGAAAATATTTTATTTCTATTAGGAACAACAGTCTCTTTCATATTATCTTGCTCATAGTGACCTTCCGGAACGTCATCACCTCCTTCCACTAAAGCCGAATCTAATAAATTAACTAATCCATCAAGTTTAATAACTTGATAACTTACAGGCATATACCTTAATTTTGCAATAGTTGCGTTAGTTTCTGGTTCAGTACCTACAACTTGATTACATTTACTATTTACGTAATCGATTAGAGCTTGAGCTCTTTCTAATTCTACTCTATGTTTTTGACCGTAATCAAAAGAGAGTGCTGTTACATTATAACCTTCTCTTAATAAATGTAACAATAACGTAGAAGAATCCATTCCTCCACTTAATGATAAAACAGCATTTTTTGCCATAATAATATAAAAATTAAATTTGCCAGGTATTTTTAGGATATAGGCTGATCCTTTATCGAACCAATTTTTGATTCAATACTTTTATATTCACTAATATAATTTTGTAATGAACTATATATTTTTTCATTACCGTCATTAAGTATATTTTCTGCTACTAGTTTTAGTGCTTGACTAAAATTACCTGGGTAGCAGATAGTCTTAATATAAGGTGTATTGTTTACCCCTTTGATAACTCGTTTATAAATAACATATCCTCCAGATTGAGACTTTACTAAAAAGTAAGGTTCAATTGCTTGGTCCTCAATAATAGTATCTCCTTTTGGTATTGAATTTGGTTTTCTTAACATTATCCTTTTATTAGTTTTTCTAAATCTCCGTATGCTAAAGCACCTACTTTACTTTGGAAATCTTTATTTTCTTTTACTACTACAGTAGTAGGTACGCTTCTAACTCCAAACTTTGCTGCTAATCCGGTATTATCTTTATCAATATCTACTTCAATAAAGTTATGGTTAGCACCATGTTTTTCTTTAGCTTCATTCCATACAGTTTTATAATATCTGCATGGAGAACACCATTCGGCGTGGAATTTAATTACATCTTTCATAATATATAATATAGTTAAAATTTATTAATAAAACAACTATTTTACTAGTTTTCTCTTCTTTCTTCTTTAGGGTAATGGTCGAATCTATCGTGTTCTGTAGGAGTTAACAATAATATGCCAGTTTTTACTATATTTTCCCTTGTTAGTTGAAATATATGTGACATCCAGGTCTGCTCAAATGGATTAGCCCACTTAGTATCTAAAAACATTTTCTTACTACCTTTTTTTGTAATTACTTGAGGCCAGTTACAATAATAAACTTCGCCAGTAGCGTATGGTAACCCTTTATGTGATTTAATATGATTAAATTTAGTATTAGGAAAATCAAAAGTATGATTATTCTTAACAGGATGAGCTGGGAAGTACTCTTTTCTTTTATCACCGGGTACATTATGCCAAGCCCATTGTTTTAAGTTATCACCAAAAAACTCTGTCATATTAAGTTTAAGGTAATCAAGTTCTTCTACATTACATATATCTAATGATTTTTTATATAAGCCGCTAACTTTCCTTAAAAAACCATTTTTACAGGTATTTTCATCTCCATTATAAAAAAACATATCATCTTCATAGAATAAATAATGTTGTAAGTCTTCTTGCTCTTCAAAATGTTCAGCTATAAATTGTCTGCCTCCGCATATACCTATATTATCTTTTTTTATTTCCTCAAAACCCCACTTTTTACACAATTCTTTATACTTTTCATCAGTAGATCTATCTATAGAATTATTTAATAATATCTTACGGTTAGGTAATTCTAAATAATCCTTATCGTACTGTTCAAAAGATTTACATAGGGTATCAAACTGATCTGGTGAGTTATAAGTGATTACGTACAGAGCTACTTTTCTATAATCTAATCTTTCACTTTTTGGTTCTGTATATTCAGCTTTAATTTCTAATTGATCGTTTTTAAGTTTTTCAAAAAAGTAATAAATTAGGCCATTATCCTCAATTTCACAGTAATTAACTTCACGAGGAAACTGGTATACTAAAAGGGAAAATAAAGATTCTTCTGTTCCCATATAACCGTCATTCAATGTCGTGCTTAATAGGTCATAGTATCTACTATTAATTTCTTTTATACAATCTTTAGGTCCTCCAAAAAAACCTCCTCTTGCTACCTTATTAACATCTTTTCCTTTAGTATACGTATTAATTTCAGGATAGGAAAAACCGTGAATTTCCGTATTTGCCTTATAAGGAAAACAAATGAATAAGAATTTAGTAACCTTATCTAAAAGTTTATCTAAGACAAGATCAGACGTAAAATACCCAATGCTAACAGTTGTAGATATAGCTGCATCTATCCAATATAAGTGTTCAGAGTCAAATTTGTCTAAAATACCTGCATCGTTTAATAAAAACATCTTAGACATTACAAGTGGATTATACATTTCTAGTTTACCTTGAGTAGATTCAGCTAACCAACCTGCTTGATTTTTCCAATCATCACTATTTCTTATTGTCTGTATTTTATCATAAAATTCATTTTTAAACCAATCTTGACTTCTTACTATAAACTGGGTATTTTCTTCAGTTCTTTCTTTGAAGACTACTTCTCTTAGTTCTTCATCTCCAAATACTATTAGATTATAAGGTACTTTTAATAATTCTTTAAATTTGGTAATATAATGTTCTTCATAGCCTCTATTCCAACCAACTCCTAAAGAATCTCTTTTAATATCCCATAACCCTGTAACTAATGTAACTTTACTATTCATGTCCTATTTCTTTTAAAAAATGGTAGAAACTTGTTTGTGTATTTAACCATTCTGGTGTAATCCAGTCCATTCCTCCTGTGTTTTCATGGTACCAGGTAGTAAATAACCAAGATTTATAATCTTCAGGTTTGCTTTCCGCCATATGAGTTAAAATTCCTTCATGATTTAAAACAAATTCTTGATTAATACACTGTTCTGCTCTTTTATAGAATTCATTTAAAAAACCTTTTATTTTAGTACTATGGCCGCCTAAAATACCACCTATAGTTTGACCATTACAGCAGAATATATCTCCTAAAAGCTTATTAATATCGTATGATTGATGGAAATGTTGTTTATTTTTAATATTGATTAATTTATCTCCTACCCAGTTGTTTATATGTTTGAAAAAATCTGGTGTAAATACTTTGTCAAACTTGTAATTCTCCATATTATAAGACATACCTGTAAGTTCTTTTGGTTTTTTAGCGTATTTATCAGGCCATAATCCTCTGTGGGATAACCCACAATCTATCCAATATGTGTAGTCAGCACCTTTTTTAACTTCTTCTTCTAATAAGTCTAATTTAGCCCAATCTATTTCATGATAAAAATCAAATTTTCCAGGATATTTATTTTTTAATTCTCCTATCTTTTTAGAATATTTGAAGCTAGATAAATCTCTAACTTCTACTTCTACATTTTTAACATTATTACTTTTTAGTTCATTAGTTAATGCATCGTATACGTTATCACCGCAAACTACCTTTATAGGTAAATTCATTTTTGATAATTGTACTATAGAGTATAGGTACCTATGGTATCTAGCGATTACATTATGTAAATGAAAAGGATAATTTGGTATTCCTTCACTATTTTTGAAATAAAAAGCTGTAACTAAACGTGTTTCCATTTTATATAGTAGTCTTCTAAAATTAATTTATCCATTCTGGTGTTTTTAAAAACCTCTATAGCTTCTGCATAAGAAGATAAAATTGGTTTTTTATTTACGTTAAAAGAAGTATTTAGCAGCACACCAAAGCCTGATGCTTTTTCAAATTCTGTTAATAAGTTATACAGCCATTCATTTTGCTCTTTAGTAACAGTTTGTACTCTTGCAGTATTATCCACATGAGTTATTGATGATAGTTTTTTACGCCATTTAGCTTTGACTGTAGGGCAAAAGCTCATAAATCTACTCTCATCTTTGAAATTAAAATACTTATTTACATCCTCTAATCTACAAACAGGAGCAAAAGGTCTATACCATTCTCTACTTTTAACTTTTTCATTAAGCACCTCTTTCATTTTTAACATACCCGGGTTACATAATATACTCCTATTACCTAAAGCTCTTGGACCATGTTCTGAGGTACCTCTTACGCATCCTATGATATGACCTTTCATTAAATCATCACATACATCTAAATATTTTAACTCTATACCTCTTTGTTGTTCTATATAGTACATTAATCTATCTTTATCTAGTACTTCAGTTCCGGAATAAGTTAAATCAATAGCTTTTTTAGGTTTAATATGATCGAGTATCATGCCTGAGGCTAATCCACAATCATTAGGATTAGGGGGTACAAATATTTCTCTTTTATATCTTGATTTTAATTTACTATTAAGAATAATATTTAATGCACATCCTCCAACTAATATGATAGGTAATTTAGGGTATTTTTTTACAAATGGATCTGCATGTTGAAAAAATACTTGTTCAAAAGCTTCTTGAGAGGTTGCAGCTATATCATAAGCTTCTTGACCTTCAATTCTGTTTTCTGTATCAAATTTAATACCTGTATTTTTTGATAATTCTTTGAGAAAATCTTTGTAATTATTACCATCAGGTTTTTGAATATAGAATCTAGTAAAATGAGGTAACCATTCATTATTAATTTTACCATAAGAACAAAGCCCCATTAGTTTACCTGAGTATACTAAATTACCTATATTTAATCCCGGTTCAAATTTTATATCTTTTAAATATTGGCCAAATATCATGTAGGGAAAACCTAAATCCAATTTATGTTTAGATATGCATTCAATAGTATTTCTATCTTTAGCATGATACATGTTAAAGAAACCATCATTCCCACCACCATCAAATGATATAATTATTGCTTCATTATAATCAGTTTGGTATAAACCAGATGCTGCATGACTATAATGGTGAAGACAATTAATATAGTTTTTAGCGGGTATTAGTTTTTCATAATGAGTTTTTACTCCATCTTCTATAGTATCAGTATTTTGGTAATAACAAGTATCGTAGTTCTTAATACCGTATTCCCTGTAAATATAATCTAAAATATACTTTAACAGGTAGGGTCTGGTATAAGAAATCAAGTATTGACTATATCCTGCGTTCTTTTGACCTAAAAACCTCTCAATCTCTATAACTGTAAGAACTTTTCCATTTTGTTCAACAGCTACAGCAGCATTATGAGAACCGTAAAATGCTATATTAGCCATTCTTTTCTATTCCTAAATTACCACTTAATCTTTTACACCACTCTTTACTTACTGAGTAAGGCCATACACTCCAACTTGAAGGAAGAGCTCCTGTATAAGTTCTCCAAAGGTTTATCCATCCGTCTTTTTGTGTAGCTATTAAATTAGCTACTTCTTCTTTTGAAGCATCTTGTCTATGAATATCTTTTCCGTCTTTATCATGAAATGCTACTGCCCAAAAATCATAATCTTTTTCAGGTACATCATTTATGTGTATATCGATACAGTGTTTAAATACTTTATGAAATGAATTATCATAATCTTCAACTATAGGATTAGGAGGATATCCTACTTTGTCTAACGTATATTGCTGTACTCCTCTATCTTTAAATCTTATACCTGCATATTTTTCATAATCTGCTATTGTTCTTTCTTCTCCTAAATGATAAGGAACTAATTGCTTTTTCATACAAGGAGTACATACAGTACCATCGGTACCTAATAATCCTTTCAGCCTATAAAATGTAGTTTTATTTTTCTCTACCCATGTATCATCATCATCCCAATGTTTGGTTCTACCTTTTCTAGTATATTCATGCCATGCTATTATCTTATGGGGGTGAAATAAATCGTAACCAAAAGTAAACGATCTTACTGCTAATGCTATTTCTTCTCCATGAAAATAATATTTAGGATCGTGTTGGACTTCTTTACAAAAAATACCTAAAGTAAAAGTAAAATGAGCAGAAAAGAATCTAGCAGGTACTGGTTCAGTTCTTTCTTTCCAGTCATCTATGGTAGCAGGAAGGAAAAATATTACTCCTTCTGGTGTGAATCTATCGAAATCCATTTTCCATGGAGCTTGTACTCTTCCATCAGGGTCATTAGCTGGATCATATGAAGGTATGTAACCGGTTAAAAGAGGTTTATGGTGTCCTTTCTTTTGGAGCTGTTTAATCATTCTAATACATTCACTATCCCATCCTTTTACAAATCTATGATGAGAATCTAATTGTAATGTATAATCTTCTCCGTTATATTTCTGTTGAATAGTATTTCTAGCCCAACAAGTACCGTTAGTTTCAGTATGAGGAATATCTATAATAATAAATCTATCATCATTTAAATACTCATCTAACGTATCCCATTCATCCTCAGATGTATGTTGCCATGCTACGCAGATTTTTAATCTATCAGGATTATCTGCTTTATCTAAGATATCCTCTAATGTTTTTCTTAATTCTGGATCTCTATAACTTGCAATCTGTACAAAAATTGTACCGTTTTTAATTGTCATAACTTTGGTGTTGGTTTTGGTTTTTGTATAACTCTGTTTTTATCTTCAAAAGATACTAAATCGTTAAGTATTTCCTGTCTTTCATCACATCCACAGTCATCCCCCCAAACTTTCTTTACTAACCACCTAATACCGGTGTATTTTGTTATTAAAAATATTATGTCCCCTAGTCCTTTTACTTTATCCATCACAACTTAAACAATCTTCTGAAGTTCTTGACCCTATATCTCCATTAATAACTGAGTCGGTTCTTAGATAATATAGTGTTTTTATTCCTAATCTCCAAGCTGTTTGATGAACTTGGTTGATAAATTTAGGACTGTCAGAAGGATCGAATGCTAAGTTTAAAGACTGTGTTTGATCTATATACTTCTGTCTAACTGCTGCTTGTTCAACTAATTGCAACTGGTTTATTTCAGCAAAAGTATAAAATACTTCTTTATCTTCAGCTGATACTATCTCTTCTGGTAGGTTTACTACAGAACCTCTATCTTTCATTATCTGATCCCATACTTCTTCAGTATTATGGCCTCTTTTTTCTAAATACTCAACTAAAGCTATATTTTTTCTAATAAAAGTACCTTTAGCAGAGTTAAACGTCCATACATTAGCAGGCATAGGTTCAATACCGGCAGATACTCCACCTGCTATAGTTGAATTAGATACTGTTGGAGCTATTGCTAATAAATGAGAGTTTCTCATTCCTGTACCTCTACACCATACTGGTTCTCCGTATTCATCTGCTAATTTTCTTGAAGCGGATTCTGCTTGATTTTTAATTTGAGAAAATATTTTATGAGTTAATGAAGTTGCTGCAACTGAAGAAAAAGGAATTCCTTCTCTTTGAAGTAGAGTATGCCATCCTAAAACTCCTAATCCTACTGCTCTTCCTTTTTTAGCTGATCTATGTGCTCTAATTAATGACTCTCTTCCAGAAGTTTTTGCTAAGAATTCTTCTAAAACACCGTCTAAAAAGTAAATTGCAGTTTCTATTAGGTCTGTTTTTTCCCATTCGTGATATTTTGTAAGATTTACTGATGATAAACAACAAATAAAACTATGCTCTTCGTCGGTAAAGAGGGTTATTTCAGAACAAATATTGGTCATTGTAACGTCTAAGTTATTTTTTTGATATGCTGGTGGATTGGCATTATTTACGTTATCGTCAAACATAATATATGGTTCACCAGTCTCAACTCTAGACTTTAATATTTTTACCCAAAGTTCCATAGCTTCAGGTTCTCTTCTTTCTAATTTTTGCATAAATTCATCATCTACTATTACGCATTGATGTAAATTTAAGCATTGTCTATTAGGATCTCCTTTTGGTCTCCTAATTTCAAGATATTCATGTATATCTGGATGATTAATATGTAGGTTTACTGATGCCGCTCCTCTTCTTACAGCTCCTTGATTAGTAGCTATTATAGTTGAATCGTATATTTTAGCCCAAGGCACTACTCCTTCTGATTGTCCTAATGTTCCGTTACCTATTTTTCCGCCTCTACCTCTAATTCTAGATAAACCTATTCCTACTCCTCCTCCTAAAGAAGTTAATCTCATTAATTCAGCATTTGTTAACCCTATACCTCTAATAGAATCAGGTGTATCTATACCAAAACATGAAATAGGTAAACCTTTATCGGTACCTGTATTGGATAACACGGGAGAAGCAAGGTTTAACCAACCTTTCCATATATACCTAAAAAACTTATTAGCTAAATCTGGTCTGTCTAATCTTTCAGCAACAGTATTAGCAACTCTTCTAAAAGCCATTTTAGGAGTTTCATCAGGTAATAAGTAACCTTTAGATATTGTAGCTAAAGATACTTCATTCATCCATTCAGGGTAATCTTTACCCGCTTCCCATTGGGAGTAATCTACTTGTATTGTCATGTTTTCTTTTAGTTAAAATGCGTTTGACCAATCTAAATGTCCTTTGCTATAATTTGTAACTCTATTAGCAAAGAAATCTGTATGCTGTTTACCTGCTATAACAGCATCAAACCATTTCATAGTCTTAAGTGCTCCTTTATCAATTTCTGATGAAGGAATTATTGGTTCTAATCCTAAATCAGCCATTTTAGTATTAACTCTATGTCTAATAAAGTTTTTCAAATCTTCCTTACCTAAATTTTCCAGATCACCCATTTCAAATACTTTTTCTATAAAATTAAATTCAAGTTCTAAAGCTAAATGAGCTGCGTCTTCAATTTCTTTTACTAGTTTCTTAGTTTTAAATTCTGGATGTTCTTTCATTAATGTTCTAAATAACCAACAGCCTGCTTCAGAGTGAAGAGATTCATCTCTTACAGACCATTCTACTATCTGACCTACTCCTTTTAATTTATTTCTCATTTTGAAAGAAAGTAAAACTGCAAAAGATGAAAATAAATTAACACCTTCTGTAAATGCTGAGAATATAGCTAGTGATTTAGCTCTACTATGCCAGTTAGGAGTACCGTCGTGGTTATCTCTAACGTCCATTAATGCTTCTATTTTAGCCATAGTAGTTTCATCTTCTAAAAACTCAGCAAAGTCGTCTAACCCTAGTTGCTCGTTTAGTAATGAGTAAGCTTCTGCATGTATAGTTTCGCTTGAACCAAGTGTTGTACCCATCATTATGATCTCAGGCTTTCTAAACCACTTAGTAACTAAAGTAGACCAGTAGTCATTTACTATAGTTTCAGTTTGTGCAAATCCTTTTAAAATTTGACCTACTACATTTTTTTCGTAATCTTTTAAATTCGATTTCCAATCAGTTACATCTTGTGCCATTGGTACTTCAGTGTGTAGCCAATGCGCTTGCTGTTGCTTTAACCAATAATCGAAAGCTTTTGGATATTCAAAAGGCTTATAAACTATTCTTTCTTTTATTATACTCATATATCTTTATATATTACTCGTTAGGTTAGACAAAAAGATCCCTGGAAGGGCTCTCCCAAGGACTCTAAAATAAATATCATATATATTCATGTTTCTTGATATTATTTTTACTTTTTTTCAAATATTTTTGACAGAGTCGCACTATCTAAATTAAACGTTGGTTTTGACTCGTCAGGTACTAAATCTGAAGGATCTGCTTTACCTTCGAATTCAATATGTCCATTATTAGTATCCATCTTAATGTTATATGTCATACCATCTTGTCCATATCTATTTTTCATAACATGAATTCTACCGGTTCCTAGTACTTTATCCTCTTTCATTCTAGATAGCGATAAACAAACATCTGCTACCATCATCTTATCGTATGATCCTGCTGCTTTATCTCCTTCAATAACAGAATCTCTAGCACCCATTCTATTAACCTGTGAAGGTGTAAGGATAGGTATTTTTAAATCTTTAGCTAAACCTTTTGTAGCTATAAAATTATCGTCAATTTCGTCTTTACGTTCTGAGTATTTACTCTTAGATGGAGCTCTTAAGTAATCTACATAGTCAATAATAATCATATCTGGTTTATGATCCATATCTCCACATTTCTGTACGTGAGCTTTAATAGTAGATATAGATGCTCCTTTAGGTGGATATTCTTTTACTATTAATTTACCTTTTAAATTATTTACATACGCTTGAACGTCTTTTCTATGTTTATTTATTTCGTCAATATTATACCCAGTAAAATAACAATCAAATCTTTTACCTACATAATCTTCTCCTAACTCTAAGGTATAGTAATTAACTTTATATCCTAATTGAACAGCATGTGCTGCTATTGCTACCATAGTCCAAGATTTTCCTCCTCCTGGGCTACCAAATACTATTCCTAAGTCACCTGGTCCAAAGCCTCCTTGTAATCCATCATTAAGTAGGGACCAAGGAGAAGGTATAGTAGGTCTATAATCGACTCTATATCTAGTTTCAATATCTTTGTTATATTCATGTCCTATATTTTTATCCATCCCTGCTTTAATAGCTTTTTCTACTAAACCTCTAATACCATCAAAATCTCCTAACTTAAGTAAATCAGCAGAATTTAAAATAGCATTTTTCATCTCTTGATTTTTACAAAAATTAGTAAACTCTTCTTGAATATAATCAAGATCATCTCGAGAAGATGCATAAGAATTTCTCAGCTCTTCTTTTAACGCTACCTGTAGTACTTCATTCTCTACTTTATGAAGCTCTACTTTAAGAACATCCATAGTAACTATGGTATGATATTGATCAAAGTATTCTACAATCTGGGTGATAATCCACTTATGAGAATCAGCATCAAAATAATCCGGATACAGTACATCTCTAACGTTAAGTAGGAATTTTTTATCAGTAAGTAATGACCCTAGCACTTTTAATTGAAATGCTTTACCGTACTGTTGAAGACTTTTTAATGTCATAATAACCTATTTTTTAAAAACCGTTAAACCCCTAAAGTTTTCTAGCCAACCTTCAGTATTTTTCGTTACACCCTCTATTCTATCAGAATCTAATAGATGTAAAAATGCTCCTGCTTGAAGATCAGGTACGCCACTTTTTATAATATCTAATATAGTATTTTTTTCTCTATTATCCAACACACTTTCATGTAAATTCATCAATTTAAAATTAGTTTCTACTTTATCCCATTGATGAATAATTTTAGAGAATATTTTTTTACCTTCTAGATTTTTTTCACATATCTCAAATATGTAATCTAATGTAGTGTTTGGTTTGTCTACTATATCAGGAAATTCAGATACTATAGTTTTTATACCCAAACCTTTCACTCCGCTTAAACCATCAGAATTATCTCCTAGTAATGCTTTTACTACATTATAATTCCCTGGTATTACTTTTATTTCTTCTTTAGTATTTTTTTCAGTATATACTTTTTTCTTTACAGGAGCATATACTTCTACATGCTTATTTATCATCTGTAAAAAATCTTTATCTGAGGAAATAATGGTTAATTTCTTTTTATTATTAGTAGCTTCTTGAGCTAAGTAAGCTATAATATCATCAGCCTCTAATTTTTCCATCATAATTTGATGTATTGGAAGGCATTCAAGATAGTCTTTTGTTCTAAATAATTGTCCTACTAGTGCTTCAGTTTCTTCTTGTTTAGTATCGTATAATCCCCAATGTGTAATTCTAGTATTAGCTCTATGAGCTTTATAATTAGGGTCTATATTTTGACGATTTCCGGAACCTCCTTTACCGTCCCATACTATTATTACTCTAGTAGGATCAAATATTCTAGTAACATATCCTAAAGATCGCAAAAAGCCAACTAGGCCTCCAATATGGTGACCTGTTGGACTCATTGCTTTGAGCAGGGAAAAGCTACGAATTAACATATTCATAGCATCGATCACCATAATGTGATCATTTAGCTCTCGGGGTGGGGTCTGCTTTAAGTTCTTTAGTATTTTATCGTATGCCACTAGTCTAGTAAATTAGTAGTGATTTTCTCTTCTTCTAAATCTCCTTCTTCAACTAGATCGAAATCTAAGCTACCAACTAATTTTAACCAGTGTTCTTTATGAGCATCTCTATACTTATCTATAGCTTTCTTATCGTCTGCTATAAAACCATGTTGCGTCATAACTATTCTACCTCTAGACTGTACTCCTCCAATATGATTCTTTTCTATCTGGACGTTAGTTCTTTTAGCAAACTCTACTTGCATACCATTTTTAATAGCTTTGATTTTAGACGTACCTGGATTAGTAATATTACCAAAGGTAACTACTAAGGTTGCATCATACCACATAGACATACCCCCTTTATTTTGTAATTTAGGCATACCCATAGGGTGCTCTGGTTTCATAGTCCATACTTTATTAATTGCTACTAAAGTATTTGTATAAGGAGAATTTTCTTTCCTAGATAAAAGAATCTTTTGATTTAAGTTATTTCCAAACTGAGTAGACATAGCTCCTGCATTCCATTCGTTATTATTCTTATTAGAACGAACTGATAAATCACAAGGAACAGAGCCAATAGAGTCCCATAAGAAGCACATATCAAAAGGAAGATTTCCTTTCGCCTGTTCATCCAAAAGATCTGCTATATATACTGCTACATCTTCTATAGTATTCAAAACACCTCTATCAGCATATAAAAAATGACCTTCATAATCAGTGATAGTACCGTTTGCATCAGTTACTTCGCTAACTTCTAGTCCCATTTCTTTAGCATGTTCCCATGACCACTTCATCTCAGTAATAATAAAGACTGGGAGAATGCCCAATTTCTGAGCACTCACCGCAGCTTCAATTAGGGCAGTTGTTTTGCCCGTATCACTATGTCCTCTTAAAAGAGAAATGTGACCGGTAGGTATACCGGGTAGGGAAGTAATATCTTGAAAAGCTTTAGATAAAGGTATCCAACCTTGTTCTTTAAACTTTACAGAAGAGTTTGAAAACCCTTTCTTTTTCTTAAAATTGCTTAAGTTGAACGACTTACGTACTGCAGAGGTCGCTCTTGCTTTTACTTCTTCTTTCTTTTTTGCCATTTTTACTCGTTAAATAGGTCATCAAATTTACTAACTGTGTCTTTGTTGCCAGCGGTAGCTGTTTCCAAAGTAAAGTCAGTCTTTTGAGGACTTCCTGAGCTTTCTGGCTTGCTTGATTCCGAACCTGCTACTGGAGTATTCTCTTCTGCTGATCCAGGATTCAAATAATTCTGAAGTTGTTTTTTAATAAAATCATAATCGTATTGAGAATGAACCTCTACCGGATTAGGTTGAGTTTTAATCCAAGAATCAACTAAATCATTATTATCTGATAAAGGTGATTGTTTTGGTTTAATTCTAACCGAAGTAGTAGGGTAAGGGTTACCTTGTTGTTGTTCAACAATCATATCCCAACCATTGATTACATCAGTAAAATCACCTACATCTTCATCTTCAGCTAATGCTAATAATGCTTTGTAAATGGTAATACCAAATCCCCATAACCTTACACCTTTATCTTCTTCACCTCTTACTATAACAGGTGCGAAAATTCTAGTCTTAGGGTTAAGTTTCCCTGCTAATGACCAATTATCCTTATCCGAAGTCTTTTTAAGCTCCTTTACAAACTCTTCTATAGGGTCTTGCTTACCGAAATTCGATAAAGCTACCATTGGGTACTTCCCTATACCGTAATGAAACTTTAACTCTTTAAAAGGAAAAGTGGGATCAAAAGCCGATGGAACAATTCTTACTGTCTGTTTACCTAATTCAGGTCTCCAGAAGATTTTTGTGTAATCAGTTTTCTCTTGTTGCTGATTACCGTTGTTTAAGGCGTCTAATTTTGCCTTGATCGCATTTAAATCCATAATATAACTTATTTTAATTATAACGTTTAATATAATATAGGTAATAATATTCTATTATCCAACTATATCTCTAAAATTTTGTATAATTTTGTGTTTATTCTTTTGAGATCTGGACCTTTGGTAAGAAGTATACAATTTCTGTAATCTGTCCAGGTTACTTTATAGGTAGTATCTAAGACTCCTCCATTTAATTCTTTAATTAAAGTATTTAAAGCATTAATAGTATATAGAGTATTAGATTCTTTCTTTCTATGGACTAGAATTGTATTTTCTAAAAAAGCTCCTACATTGCCAAAATCAACATTATAAGTACAAATATATTCATCTTGACTCTTAGAGTAAAGAACGAATATTTTATTATAAATTATCTTATAACGTTCTTGAATTTGTTCAAGTACGCTCTCAAGCGAATCTTCTGTAGCAAAAGTACAGAACAGTTTATTACTCATATCTTCGTTTAAATATAAAGGTTCTAAATCGTAATCGAACCTGGAGGCTATAACATTTGCCATTTTATATAAATATTAAACTGTTTTACAAAACTAAATTATTGGAATATTTAAACTTTATTGGGTATTTTTTACCTTCTTCTAGTATATTTTTAATATCCTCTAAAGTTTCTTTTCCATCTTCTTTACAAAAATCAAATAAAATAGCATCATACGTGTATAAAACTATTTTTGATTTCTTATCTCTTAAGTACTTGAGTACTTCTTTTAATATAAGTATATTTCTTGAAGTTTCCAACGATTGCATAACATAATTCATTAATTTCTGTGGATGCATGTCTTTTAACTTAGTAGTAAAGGGTTTTTCACTAATAGGAGCTTTTATTTCTCCTTTCTTTTCAAACTCTTTCCATAAATCTTGAATAAACTTATTTATTTTTACAAAAACATCTAAAGATGCATGCTCTTCTGGTATCTTACCGTAGATAGCTTGAAAATTTATTTGTTTAGCTTTACTGTATTCATCATCTGTAATTTCTTCTTTACCAAAGTATAACTTTGCTAACTGCTTATGAGCGGATTCATTAGTAAGTGGGTGATTAATCTGTTCGCAAAGTAGTCGCAAGTGGTAACCGTCAAAGTCAAACTCTACAAAGTAATCGTTTTGCGGTTTAAAGGTTTTTCTATGCTTTTCAGAGTGAGGGATAGCAGCGTAATTAACACTATTATATGAATTAGTAGGTCTAGATGTAACATTATACAGGTTGTAGTAGGTCAGAACTGTGTTATTAACAGTATTGTATAAAGGATTTCGAGGTTTAAATAATTCATTATAAGCTTCATAATAAACTCCTAATCCAGTTTGCTCGATTAAATAGAAAACATTAATACCGGTTATATTATAAAAATCGAATCCGGTAGGTATTTTATATTTTACTATAGCTTTAACTTGATCGTATAGTTTTTCACAAGATTCATATAACTTAGTAATAGGAATTAATTTATTTATTTCTACAAAGTCTCTATTTTTATGGTAGAAATAGTTTAAAGTAGAATTTTCTTTAGAGTATTCTAACCTTTCAAATTTCGTCATTGAATATAGTAAAGAAAGATCAATTGCTCCCTGTATATTAAAGTGATATAGCAATTCTTTCTTATCAACTGTATAAAGAGTACTAAACTCCTGTAGAAGTTTGTAGACACGTTCTTTAGTAACATTTAAGCCTTCATCATGATCTATAGGAATGATAAAACCATGTTTACTATTAACTGGTCTTAAGTAAACTGCTATAGTACTTGCTAATTTAGGATGGTAATTATCGTTAGAAGATATAATATGAACAAAAGCTCCGAATCTAGCTAAGTTTTTTAAACGCTCTAACTGATATTCTGTTTCTGATATGTAAAACACTCTATAACCTTTTTAATAATATAAGTAATTTATTTTAAATTACCAACTAATAACCAGAAGATCTTTTTTCTTCATTAACTATAGGGTCAAATTCAGGATCAGATATCTGTTTTTGAGTTAATTCAATATCCTCTTCTATAATGAATTCGTAATAGTTTTTAAAGTAATTTTTAGGAAAATCTATTACAGATTGATTCATAACTGTTTCTTTATTTCTAGCTGCTGAACCAAAATAAATATAAGGTCCTTTATTAATATTTTCAATAGGACCTACTAACAACCATTTTATTTGTAAATTTATAATATAGTTATATTTTTTTAAAAAATCAAATTTTTCTTTCTTTACTTCTATAATCTTTTTAGATCTTTTATCTTGTAGGAAAAATCTGAGGAAGTAACCGTTATCATAATCAGCTTCTTTTGGTTGTATATACTCTCCTGTAAATTCCATTTTTGGTATTGGAGCTGTTAATTCAGAATTTGCTAAAGTTAAACTAAAAGAAGTATTTGAAGGTTTTTTACCTGCAAAAAAATTACCTGATATATCTGTAAAGTACCAACCTACATAGAACGTTCCATCAGATTTAGTAAAATCATTTCCTCTTGAATATTTTGCTTTTGAATATTTTGATATTGGTATGTACATTAGACTATTGATTTAGTTTGATAAGGTGCTTTAACAGGGTTTATTAATGCTCCATTATATCTTATTTCTAAATGAATATGATTTGTCATATCTCCTCCATATCCTGGGAAGAAATTAGGGATATCATTTTTATTAGTCGTAACTATCCCATCTGAGGTTGTTTTCAAAGAACCATTTACCATATCGGTTGCATAACATACTAATTCTCCTGCTTTAACTGTTTCTTTAAATATATTTTTTGTTACTTGATTTGATTTAGTATTTATACCTAATTTGATTATTTTAACCAACAGGGGTTCTATACTTTCCTTATTATAACCTAAGTATATGTATCCTATTTTAACTGAATACCCTAAATAGTCACCTTTACCTGTTATTTCTATACCGTGTCCACCTTTATCTGTAAACTCATTTATAAACCTTACAGAACCATCTATAGGAGCAATAATAGGCCTATCAGATTTCGCTATAATATCTAATCCTGCATGTTGACGTGCTCCTCTTTTTGCTCCAAATTTACCTGAACCGGTAGTACCTGCTCCCTCTCTAGTGCTACTATCAATGAAATTTCTTTTACCTACTGAACCTAATCCATTTTCAGAAAATTTATATGGATTAAATGAAGTAGATATTGGCCAGAATAATATAGGAGTATCTGGTGCTGGTGTTTCCGTTACCTTTAGTCCTTCGGTTATAAAATCATCTATGTTGAAATCTTCTCTTCCTTTAATTTCAGCTTGAGAAAGAATACACATTTGACCGGTTATATCTGTTTTCCATTTATTATCTGATCCGATAACATGAGATAGCCCTTTTATAATAAATCCTACTTTATCATCATATTTAGCAGGTAAAGTTCCTTTTTGAATAGTAAATGCTTGTGCTATTTTAAATCCTGAAATTCCTATCATACTAAAATCCACATTTATAGGAATTAATCCTGCTGCATTTTGTTGCTCTTTTTTAGTCTGAGCTTTATATAAATCTTGCATAACTTTATTATACACCGGTCTAATAGCAGATGCATCGTTTGCATTATAATTAATATAATAAAAAGGGTCGTTTTGAGTTGATGCTGAATCTCTAATTTTCTTTTCTAACTTACCATTTGATCCTTCAATTATTTCAGATCTATCTACATCACATATATAGTCTATAAGTTTACCAAATTTTTGTTGTGATATACTATCTTCTGCTTGATCTTCATTAGTATTATCTCCTAAAAAACCAGGATTAGGATTAAATCTATCTCTTAAACCTTTATTCCATGATTGAACATTTAACATATCTTCACCTAAATCAGTACCTTGAGCTGAAGCTCCTATAGCCATAGTTGTAGCTAAATTAGCAGGTACTTTACTGGTAATTGAGAAATTAAACATAGAAGTTTCAGTACCTCTAATTTCTAATAAGGAATCTTTTATATCTTTTGATTGAGGAGTTATTTTTCTATCTACTATATAAACTTTATCTTCTTGATCTTCGTAATGAAAATCAAATAAATTTATATCCCCTAAAGAATCGGTTATTCCTTTTAAAATTACTCTGACAAAATCGTATACTGATTGATCATTTTTATCAGTTTTACTAGGATCTATCATGTCGTTAAATACTTTCAATATATAGTTTATACTCACCATAATATCTAATATATCATCTTGTCTAGAAGGTAATATAGAAGAATCAGCGTTGGTAAAAAAGTATGAAAGTGGAAAATTTAAAGCTCTTGATTTAGGAAGAAAACATATTGTTGGATTAATCGAAAAATGACCTGGGAATGTAAGGTAAGATGTTTCTTTATCTCCTTGTTCTGTGTAAAATTCAACATCATTAATATCTTCATCAACATCATTCTTAGGACAGAATATTAAGTTAATCATTTCTAATACGACTGATAATGGTACAAATTTTATTATTTCATCTTTTTCTCCTTCTGCTGTTGCTTTTCCAATAGACAGTATTTTTAAGTCTCGTTTACTTTTTTCTAGTCGTTTTTCAAATAAATTATAATCTTCAGCAATTCCGTCTTTTAAAGCTTTAATAGTTTCTTCTGTAGTCCCTAATAAACCTTGATCTAATATAATATTAAAAAATTTTGTAAATCTAGATATATCTTTAGCAATATTTGCTGTAGAGGTTGTTGTGTC